AAATTCTTACTTATTTATCAAATTAATTGCTGAAATCAACGAATTCGTAGCTTTCAATTCCAGTATGTTTTTTCTGGAAAACAAACTTTTCTGGTTTGGGATCTGTCATCGTGGCAACAACTCCACCTCGTTGACGCATGAGGTAGACCAGCAGGGACAGGGAATCGAGTGCGTCAGGACTATTTTGACGAGTCCGTTTAACGAAGTCACCTTTGCTCTCGACTCTCACAAGCCCCTGCCCCTGCTGTTTATACCTGCGCGAAGTCGCTTGTCGAACCAACTCCTCGGTACGGAAGCTCGGTGAGATTTTCAGATACTCAAACTCTAGGTATTTAGCAAGCCCAAAAATCAGTTCTGTAACAACTCCAGAGTACAACTCGTTTGCGCGTTGGGTATCATCTCCAAGGATGTGAGTTTCGGAACTGGCCCATGAATAATTCACTCCCATAACTTCGCTTCCGTATAGTGACCTCAGTGCATCGTGGATTCCTGCTCCGTTTCCAGTTCTATCCACACACAACCAGTTCGCTCCGATCCTCATCTCTTTTGCGAAGCGGATGATCTCTGCGGTTTGTTCCAATGTCGCTAGTTTCGGGAACTGCATTTGTGAATCCAGTTGCAAACACGTCTTGGGCTTTTTGAATTCACGGAATTGTCCATCCCTCGGAGTCCATCCATCGCAGAGTCCGTATCGTCCGAATGAGCAGACAACTTGATCTCGGCCCTCCAATGCCAAATCGAACGCTGCAAGAGGCACTACAGGCCCAATAAACCGCACGTTTCCCATTGCGTTATCCATCATGGCAGGTGTGATGATTGCCATTGAGATACCTTCCTGCGGGAAGAATCCACGGGCCATTGTGTAATATTCGGCAGTGCGTCCCTTACTTTCGTATGCCATGTAACCTTCGTAGGATTGGAAACCGGGGAAAATAATCTCCTTGTTGGTCACATTCTCACATCTCGCTGCATCCAGCCTCAAGATATGCCAACCTTCCCTGCTCTCCCACTCGAAATCTTCTTCACAGTCCACACTCTGCCAACCCCGCGCAGGTTCGCATCTCTTCCCAAACTCACTATTCCTATCCTTTGGGTTCGATGCACCGAAAATTTTGATGCGTCCCTTGGAATCTTTTGTATCCGCAGCAGACAGGATGTTTTGCAGACCCTCCCATACCCCAGCGGGAACTTCTTCAGCTTCGTCTAGGACAACGTGTGTCCTACTCATTTGACCCCACTTTGGATCTGGCTTTTGTCTTGGACTTGGGTGGAATCCGCGCAAAGTACCAGTTCCGCTATCACCTTTTGGAACGGCAACTAGGTGGATTCCATTCTTGTCATCGTCATTGGCTTGGATTGACTTCACAAGATCCTCGCTACCTTCGTACTCTGGTCTAACCAACGCAGTCCTGTAGAAGTTTTTGATTGCAGCGAATACGTTTCTCTGAGCGTGTGCCTCGGTAAGTGAAACCACTTTAATACAGGTGTACTCTGGATCTCGCATCCAATCGAGCAAGAACCAAGCGGCAGCATTGAACGTCTTGCCCATTGCACCAGCACCCTGCACCAAAAGTTTGTCATGTTCAAACAAGCACCTCCAAGTATCCGCTGCACTCTGTGGCCTCCAATCGTAAACTCCACTACCCCACAAGATTGTTGCTGCCGCTTCAAATTGGTCGTGTTTTAATAAGTGCTGAACGAAGTTTAAAACAGTCTGCCTAGCCACCTTTTCATCCAGTGTAACCTGCTTTTTTTGCGAATTCGTAAGATTTGTCAGTATAAACTGAGCAGCATAGATGACTCCATTGATATCATCCCTCTCCGCTTCCGCTCGCACCCTTGTAGCAATGTTAATTGCCTGTAAAACTGACGGAGGTTTATTCATTCATCTTCCACCCGTACATCAGATTGAACCAAGCGAATTCCTTCTCTCCAGCCTTTTTACTGCTTCTGAATACTTTGGCAAATCTATTTACAAACCATTTCTTGTAGTCGCTAAAATCTTCCATGCTCCAGCTTTTTTTAGTGTACCAATCCTCTTGGTGGGTGAATTCTTTGTCGAATCCTTCAAATCCCACTCGCTTGAACATCTCGTCCAACGCTTCCATCATAAATGTATCTATTTTGCTCATATATTAATCCCAGTATAGTTGTGTTCCTGTTAGTTTTCCGCTCATCATTCTCTCCAAGACTGGCTCAACGTCCCACGGGTACAATCCCTTCTCATAGCAGGTTTGCATCCCAAAGTATTCGTTGAACTTGTCTGCATCTATTCCGCTATTTTTCAACGCTTTATCTAGCACATCAAATTCAATATGTTCAATTGGATTTTCCGTGATCACAATCCCCAGTTGATCTATCCGATTGTATTTCACTCCTCTTCCTCCTCTTCATACATGGAATTCTCAATCAATTCGTGGATCTTGACTTGCAAGATGCCAACCATGCTTGCCAATGGCAGATCGAACTCGGCAATGTAGGTATCAATCAGTTTATCAATTTTATTTTGTAGTTCCGTTATCTGGTCTGAGTCTTTCATGTTCCTCCTTTAGTTGGTGAATTTTACCATCTTTATTCCAAATCCTCACATTTCCTAACTCTTCAAACTGGAAGTCCCACTCCTCTTTTGTGATGCGTTCGTGCATATAGTCCTCGTTTGATTTCCGTTGCGCTTCTTCTCTTGTCATTCCCAATGATCCAATGGACATCTTTCCGTGTCCATAACCAATTTAATCTCCATGTTGCACCCGCAAACACCACATTTTCCAGCACCACTAAATGCCGTTGGATCGTAGTGAATGCACTGGTTGCAGACAATCAAACGCTCCTCAATCTGCTCCTTGTTCCTTATGGGCATACCTGCACGGACAAATGCCGCTGCACTTTTTACGAAGCTAACCGCTTTCTGCGCTATGTTTGGTTCAATCATTTCATTCCAAAGATACTCTTCAGTGAATCCAGACTAGCACTGCTGCTATGATATGATCTTGGCTCGTCTTCACTCTCTTCTTCTCCATCGTACATCGCAACATCCCAAGTCGTATCGAACAACTTACGCAGTCCCTTCGCAGACATGGTTACGTTCCCACGTCCGTTGAACGATGGGTTCTTGTTGACATACACTTTCCAGAGTTCTTCCTTTGTCATACGTTAATCAGTGCAATGTTGAATTCCGCTGCAAGCAGTGTTGTTGATTCATCCGTGGGATATGTCTCACGATAGACTATGCGCTTAATGCCGTAAGATGCAAGCGATTTCAAACAGTTGTTACATGGCAGTGTTGTTGATGCCAGCAGATAGCACTCCAGTGGCTTAACATGACGCAAGGCATTCTGCTCTGCATGGACAACGTAATTCCTACGCTTTTCTCTGCAACTCCAGTCCTCCTCCATATGCGGCGGGAATCCATTATACCCACACGCTGCAACAGTGTTGTCATGCCTTAACAGCACAGCACCAACCTGCCTCCAAGGGTCTTTGCTCTTCTTGGCAACCACTTCCGCTATCGACAATGCGTATTCGTCCCAGTTCATGATGTATGCACTTCTCCCATATGGTCTTCCAACCAGTAGACTGCCTGACCCGAATCCCGTACATCCTCTGGGAAGATGCACTCGTCTGAGATGATTCCATTCAACTGCAATGCGTTCATTACCTTAGTTGCGTTGAGTCTCTTGTATTGAATGTAATGCTCCAGTGTGTTCACTCGTCAAACCCTTTCATTCCATCGTATACAACATACAGTATAATAGCTGCTAATACGATATAGCCGATAATATATCCCATATATGACACCTTATTGGCAGGACTCGCACTCTGGATCGTCAATGCGACACACCCGCTCCACCTTCACTCCATCGAGGTCAGCGTCATCATTCAACACAACTGGTTCTTCAACCACGTCTAGCTTATCTGCCCGTGCGATTGCTGCTGCGTTGGTATAGCGTTTCTCTGGATACCTCTTCGACAGCTTCTCTACGTTAGCTTCCATGCACTCGTTAATCGTTAAGCCCAACTCGTTAAGCAAACCAGTTAGGTAGAACAAGATATCTCCTGCCTCTTCCCGCACGTTGTCGAAGTCTAATTGCTTCTGGTACACTGCGTGTTTCTTGATTGCATCCAGCAACTCACCCGCTTCGCCACTCACTCCCACTGCCATGTGGAGAATGGATGCCTGAAGAGGTGTTAGCTGGACAAGGATATCATGCCCGGGCTTGATTATGGACTGCACAAACTGCTCGTATGGTGTACTTAATTTCATTTTGTATGTATGTTATAGTATGCCTTGCCGAAGCAACCTGCCTCAGCCAAGTTAACCAACCTTCCCTCACTACCTATGCTTTCGTCAAGCATCTTTTTAGTTATCATCTGCGGATGCCCATCATGTGGTTCAATGTCAACCCATTCAAAGATGCGAAGCACCTTTGCTGCTCGCAATGCGTTGCGGATGATTAGCGCAGGATCATCCGTATGCTGGAGACAATTGTAAATCCAGCACTCATCGAACCCCTCTTCAACCACTTCCTCACCTCTCATCACCAAGCACTCAACACCATGCTCATGGTATCGAGCGTAAGTCCATTGTGGGTACTGGAGCGGATCCACTACCAATGCCCTGCCAAGTCCCTTTGATTTGAGAAGCATGGACGTTGGGCCTCCACCTATGTCGATCACTGACTTGCCTGACAGGCTGAACCCGTAGCCAACCTGATGCAGTCCCATGTATCGAGCGTAGACATAGTGCTTCTGGTCTTCATCGAATGTATTGCAGCAGTCACCCCAGTATTGAGATTCAAATGTGTAGTCGCTCATTTCAGTTCCTCCTTCAGCTTGCGGTAGTGTGCCACTGCTTGGGGCCACAGGTCATGCCAACCTGATGACTCTACTAGTCGATCCGCGCAATCCTTCCATCTGTCACGCTCCTTGGTTATCTTGTCTATCTCTTCTGTTGTATCGTTCATATTGTTTTTGTTTGTGACAAATAGTGGGTAGTATTTGTCACAAGGTTTGTTAGTGATTGGATGGATAAGCCATTGTCATTGCATCGATTCCGTTGCCATCAGCGTACCATCCTGCCCCGTTGTACACGTCTAGCACATCTTGGAAATACTTCTCGTACCTCGGTGCAACCTTCTCAAGCGTGAAGTTCTCACCAAACTTGCGGCAGTCCGCTGGTTTGATGCGGTCAATGTTTTTGATTGCATCGACATAGTCACCCATCGTGCGGCATCGATACCCAGTGACCCCGTGGAGGTTGTTCTCAGCGAAGCTACCCCAGTCAGACGTGATGGTTGGTGTTCCGCTTAATAGGTTCTCAATCTGGACTCCACCGAATGGTTCGACGTATTGTGATGGCAGGAATGATGCCTTAGCTTTAGACATGAGTGCCTTTCGCTTAGGAACGTCAGCATAGCCCACATATTCGACATGGGGTGGGAATGTATACCCTGCTTCCTTCTGACCCGCTACAACCAGCTTCACTCCTGCTCGCTCCGTTGCCTGAATTGCTATGTCCACACCTTTGCCGCTATAGACTCTGCCTAGGTATAGGAAGTAGTCTTCCTTCTTGTCGTTGAATTCAAAGTCATCGATATCAAAATAGTTAGGGATCACCACGGAATAGTTATCCTGCTGGCACTGCCCAACAGAAGCCATGCCGCAATGAGCGTGATAGATGGCATAGCTCTCCCAAACCTTAAATCGCGCCCAGTGACCACCAGCGTACCCTATCCCCGGCTCAACTACGATCATATCATGTTGGTGGGCATCACATATCGCTCGTACTCCAGATCCCCAAAATGGAAGAATAAAGTCATTCTTTTTCTTTC